GAAACTTCTATAAATTTGAGCGTATTGGTGTTCAGTGCCGGCGCATATCCAGCCACGCCCCCCTTGCGCAATCCCTGCTGTATCCGAATTAATACATCGTTCGCCAATTGCGTCATCAGGTGTTTTTTGGCTTGTATCATCGGATACAAGGAATTGTTGGTGCCCTGATCCATCATTGTTGCGACCCCGTTAAGCAATTTTGGATTAGGAGTACTAGCATCGGTAATGTCGTTCAGACCTATCATAGCCTGGATCTGGTTCATGGTAATTTCCATCTTCTGATAGTAGGCTACCAACTCGGCTGCGATAGAATTTTGAATAGGGATGATAGGTTTGTAATTGACGTTATCACCCATGACGCCCTGGGATCTTCCTACCAATACCCCGGTCTCCATAAACATTTGAATCAGGTCAATAGGCTTCATATTCTCACCGCCTTTATTTAGGGCTACATTTTCCAGCGCATCTAAATCTATCCACCACCCGTTAGGCACGATGCGGTTGGCAATATTCTGCACCTTGTAAATGTCAATCTGGTATTCATCAATAAGTGGCCTAAGCCTTTCCATCATACCCAGCGCTCTCATTTCGTAAAAGTTGGTCGCTATAAACCGAAAACTAAGCTGCGTTTCAGCTTTTTTTCTGGGGTCAACAGAGCGCTTCATATCCTTCTTCAAATAGAAATCGTACGCGTAGTCTGTCCCTATTACCCATTTGCAGCAATACACCACTTTAATCCTTTTCCGCGTCGTCTTTTCAGACGGCTTATCACGATATTCCTCTTTACTCACCCTCGTATTGCCACGGCTGTCCTTGCCGATCTTATAATCATAATCGTTGTAGGAATAAAATTCCATATCCAGGACCTTTGCTTTCCATTTATCGTACGGCTTGAAATAATTGGTGCTCCTGCCTACCATAGAAGGATTACTCCATTTGCCTGCGATATTGTTAATGATATCCTGAATCTGCTCTTCCGTAAATACAGGCTTGCCGTCTTCCTCCAGCTCCGCCAAATCGATGACAGATACATCGATAGCTTCACCTGCGTGGATCATATCCCTAAAATCAGCCCACTTGCAAATGCTCGT